TGATAAAATGCCAAAAGAAACTACCCAATTGGATGTGAACGAAGGTTTATCTGAAGATGAAATGTTAGGTGCCCTTGCGGATGGCTTTTTCGATGAAGAAGAAGACCTACCCCAGCAAGACGTGGATGACACAGAGGAAGCTACAGAGGAAGGTGACGATGCCGAAGTAGACGAGACTGAAGAACTAGAGGGAGATGAGAAGGAAGAAGAAGCAGAAGAATCAGCAGCAGCACGGTTCAGGGTATGGACAATGCCTACTGCATGGAGGGCTACTGAAAGTAGTAGACCAGTTAACTATGTACGAAGGGAGGATAACGATTCTTCCATAAAGTGAGTGCCTTGTTAACCGGCGTTGTAGGTTAACATCATCCCAGCAAAGGGGATAAACCATGTTTAATCTAAGCTCTAGTAGGGTAGCCAACGTGATCTATAAGGTAGAATTTTGGGATCAATACTACAATGAATTAAAAAGGCATCCACAACAAAGGGAATATAGCCCTGACCATAAACAAACCATCGAAAAAAGTATGGAAGAGAATGGTTCCATAACTAATGTCCATCCTATTCTTGTAAATAAGAACGGGTATGTGGTAGATGGTTGGCATAGGTATAAGGCATGTGTAGCCTTGAACATTCCTTACCATATCCTGGTAGTTCCAACGAACTGGAAAGGTATGATAGTTTTGAATACCAATAAAAGGAATTGGAATGGCTGGGACTTTGCCGGGTACTGGGCGAAGAAGGGAAAGAAATCCTACAAATATTTCCTTGACTATTCTATTCGGTATCCCTTTGTGTCTAGCGGTGTACTTGTGGCTATCTTTAATAAGGATACATGCAGAAAACAAAAGGATAGTAGGGCATTTAAAGAAGGGAAACTTCCAGGGTATAACTTGGAGCATGTTGAGAAAACCCTTCGAAACCTAGCATCATTGATGTTACGAGGTAACAACCCTACCTTGGACCTTTGGACCCACAAGAAGCAGCAATTCCAACAGGCTATGTTACAGGCATTTGCCAATCCAGATTTTAACTTTACAAAGTTTAAGAAAGGGTTGACAACTACCAAACATTATATTAATATACTTGCCAAACAGGTGGATATATTAAAGGAAATCAAGAGGATAGAAAGGAAAGGTTAATGGAATATATAGTTATCACGCAGTTAATAATACTACTTCTATACATACTGAGTGGATAATGGATGGAAATGGATGAAAGAAAGGATGTTAGGATGCTAGTAAAAGAAAGCCAAGAGTACGGCAAGATAAGTCTAGGCAATACTAAGATGCCTGGAACTACCTATGCTGTGGATGCCTTCGCTTGTATAACAGGATCGAAACTTGCAAAGGTAAAGGGTAGTATCTGTAGTAGCTGCTACTCTATCAGGTTGCAGAAGATAAGGCCAAGCGTAGACAAAGGATATAAAAAGAATCTATTCAAGTGGCAGGTTAGCAATACCAGCAACTGGATTGATGCTATGGTCTTTCAGATTAAAAGATATGGTAGTGATGGCTATCATAGATGGTTTGATTCTGGTGATTTACAATCACTGGAAATGCTGGAAGCCATAGAAGAAGTAGCCAGACAAACGCCAGGAATAAAACACTGGCTACCCACAAAAGAATATGGTATCTATGCAAAGTATTTAAAGACTAATATCGAACCGTCTAACCTAGTTGTAAGAGTAAGTGCTACCATGATAGATGGTAATCCTTCCAAGGTATTTAAGAATACCAGTACAGTTCATAAGAATAATAAACCAATAGGCTTTGAGTGCATGGCTAGGACCAGAGGAAATTCTTGTGGCCCATGCCGTGCCTGTTGGGATAGAAGAATTAAAAACGTCAGCTATCCGAAACATTAAAGGAGTAGTACAATGTGGATTTTAAAATACAAAGGCGAGATAGTGTTTACATCTTGGGACTTCTCCACAATTGAACCGACTATTCTAATGCTGCAAAAACTAGGTATGCCAGTGACGTATGAGTGGATAGATAGCAAGCAACCAACTGTTGACATCCTTACATAGGTATGTTAGTATAATATATATTAAGGAGATATGACATGAGTAACATACATAATGAAAGACTATTAGAAAATCTATTTGATAATATATGGGAAGAGCTAGTTGAGAAAGGCTATAGTGAGGCCGAAGCATATAAAAGGGCTGAACAAATAGCATGGGAACGATGGAAGGAAATGGACTAATGCCGTTTCGTTCCTTGATAGCTATAAATATTCTGGCTCTTATATCTTTCATAATATGGGGAGTATATTTACTATGGTAAATAAAAAAGAATATTTTAAAAAGAGATCTCCCTATTGGAGGATGTTAAGAAAATTAAGCAACCAAATTGTTCCTTCAAAGAAAGGAAGGGGCAGTTACGTTCGCACTATCAAGCATAAGGAGAAGTGTTATGACTATTAAAGAAGAGGTATTATCTTTGATGGAAAAAGGCAAAGCCAGTGTTAAAAGGGGATGGGTAATGAGTGATATCCTAAAAGAAATTGAAGACAAACATGGTGAGAAGGGAATGAATGAGGCAAGAGATTATATTATAAAAGATCACTGTGATATACCTGAATGGGATCAATGATATGGTAACTGAAAGGATTTACGATGATGTGAGATTAGGTGCTTCTTATGCCGGTGGTACATGTATCGACGGTACATCTGATGATGATGAAGATCAATGTCTTCTTATTATTAAATATATTACAGGAGATTGTTATGACAGCCCCATTGTTTAAAACTACAGAAGATGTAAGACTATTTCTCAAGCAGGAAAGTGATGCATGGTGCAGACCTATGGTTGAGGAATTTGTAGAAATGTGTGGGTCTGATCTTGATATGCTAGATCTACATGAACTTAATACTTGGATTTCAAGTGAAATGCAATCGTTAAGTGAAGGCTACGAAGATTCCTTTGATAATTAATTTAGGAGAAGATAATGTTTGACCATTCTAAAATAGACTTTCAAGTAGAGAAGTTTCCATTGTGGTCGATGGATCAGGTACAAGTCCCTACTAATGTTGGTGTTGGTATCAGACGCACTGATAATAGACTGCCACTGGCTGTAGTCTCTGAAGAGTATGAGCCTGTACAGTATAGGGACATTGTTAATGGCGTGGAAGAGGCATTGAATCTAGCCCTTCTAGATTTGACTGATGCAACTTTTACTACCAACGTCTATGATAATGGTGCCAAGCTAGAGCTACGGGCCACGTTCCCAGCCCATAAGATGTCTATGAGAGAGGGCAAGGATAGTATGGTGCCAGAGTTTGTATTTAGAACAAGCCATAACAGGACTTGGGCTAACTCTGGTATGATGGGATTGTGGCGGGCCTTCTGTTATAATACCCTGGTATCTGGAGACAAGCTTGCCTATGTCTATGGTAGGCATACAAAGAACTTCAATGTGGGTGGATTTGCCAGTAAAGTTAAGGCTGCTGGTGAATTTATTTCCGGTGAAGGACTTACTCAAATGCGTGGCTGGTATGATACCAAGGTTAGTAGGGATGGTGCCATCAACCTGTTTACTAACACACTGGCACAACGTACTGATAATGTTAGTAGAAAGAAGGTTGCTAATAAGGTTATGCTTTCCAACCTTATGAAAATCTTTGATGAAGAGAACCGGCATCTACATGGTCAAGGTGCTTATGAAGGCTATGGTAAACGAGATGAGGGTACTCTATGGTCTGCCTATAATGCGGCTACCTACTGGTCATCCCATGCTAACAGCAAGACAGGAGCCAACCATAATATTAGAGTGACAAGAGAAGACAAGGTGCGTAAGATGTTGGCATCTCCTGAATGGACTGAATTAGAAACGGCAGTACATTAAATGTACCATTCAAGAGAGAGAATAAAAGAAATAAAAGATATAGCTTATGAAAATTTAAAAATGGCTGATAACAGTAGTAAGAACAGAACAGTTGTTGCTAAAGAAAAGTTTTGGTCTTTATATAGGGCAGATATTAGGGAATTGTTATGCTTAATTGATGACTATGAAAGTCTACTTATTTCTGTTAAAAAAGCTTATGAAAAGGTAAAGAGGATAGAGAAAAGAAATGAAAATTAAAGAACATCTGATATACTTTCAAGATGAAGCACCCAGGATCGGCTCTGGTTGGCGCAGAGTAACTGTAAAGAAGGGTCGAAAATGGGTGCATCTTTCTAGTATCTATGGTAAAAAGAAATTCTCCATGAAACAGTGGAAGATACTGGAAAGATCAATGATAAGGTATCATAACAGGAATGGTAAGAATAGTTTAGATACCTTTCAAGGAGAAACTTTATGACTATAAGTATGGATGAGCTAGAAGGATTGAAAAAAACCCTAGATAAAAGAGTACGCAAAGTACAGTCAAGAATAAAGATAATAAAACTTTTATTAGAAAAATCTAAAAGTGAGCTAGAAGAAGTGAAACAATCCTTAGATAAAGGAGAGTAACATGGGTAGAATGAGTGACCTGCATATTGAAATGCAGGAGAGTAACATGGATAGAATGAACAAAGATATCTTGATGGAATTAGAAGCATTGATTTCAGAAATCAGTGATCCCATCCAACTACGAACGCTGGATCGAATCGGTGTCGAGATTAAACGGCTTCGAAAAATCATCAGTACAGACGTTTACAAATCCTTCTGATAAATATATAGAATCCCATATCAAAAATCGTTTTTGATATAGAAGAGTGCATATTGATAGGAGGTGAGACATGACTATCGTATCTTATAAAGAGTTTTGGAAAGCTAAATGTCATAAGACAATAAACCAATTAGAGTATGGTGCATTAAACTATGAAGAATTTTTAGATGAAATGGTAAGACTGGGTTGGGACCAAAGAGATGTAAAAGAATTGTTGGAGGAAGAAGATGAATGATATCAAAGAGATAGAAAGAATTTTATATAAGGGGTTGTCAAATACTAAATTATCTGATATAATTATGCAGGTAATAATTAAATTAATTATATCTAATGCGTTTTATAAACCAATAACAAATGAAAAGTTAGTGCAGCTACTTCAATTAGTAAACGACATAGAAGAACTGATTGATGATGAATTAGAACGAGGATTAAAAATAACTGAAAGGGATCTGTTATGAGAGTGTGTAAAGAATGTGGATCAGAACTTTATTTTGAAGGTCTCCTTGATTCTAACAATGAGGTGGTTGTAGTCTATGAAGAGGCTGCTATCTGTAGTAATAGAGATTGTGGATATGGTCAGGAAGTTCACAACCTCTTGCAGATCGAAAAAAATACTATGTTTTATGACATAGTAGTGAAAAATAAAACTCTGTCCGACAAGGATGGTCATCATCCCCATGAAAGGCATCGACGCCCTACCAAGCGGCACTTGTTGACAGCTAAAGCGTTCGCAGCTACTCGTTCCAAGGCAGCACTTGAAGAAGGAGAAGATTAAATGAGTATTATCGAAGGTAAAGTATGGGGAACAACAGAACCCATATTGCAGAATTCAGCTATAGAAATACATAGAATTGTAGTAAAGGCAGGTGCTTACTGTTCACAACATAAACACCAATCTAAGATCAATGCATTCTATGTAATTAAAGGTGAGTTGGAAATCAAAAGATGGAAAGACTATGGGCTATGTGATAGTACCTATCTGGTTGATGGTGAAATGTCTATTGTTCCGCCCGGTGAAGAACATATGTTCAAGGCTCATCAAGATACTGAAGCACTAGAGATTTACTGGTCTGAACTAAACCATAATGACATTCAACGCCAGTCAGTAGGCGGTGATCCCAATACCCTTACTGATGACACAGACAGGCTCGAAAGCGGGCGATTTAAATTTAATCGCCGCAAAAAAGGTGAATAAATAGGAGATTCATGATGATGCGTAAATATTTCTGGAGATCATGGGCGATGATTTGGTTTTCTCATTGGATAACTAAGATAGATAATTATTTATGGAGAAAGCAATGGCAACGGAGAAGCTAGATCCAAAGCCAAACAAAGAGAAGTCCTTTGTTATTGCACACATAGAAGATCCAATGGATATTTTTAGTATAGATATTCTACCCGGCGAAGATGGGTTAGGAATTAAAACTTTTGAAACCAAGCTGGAAGCATATAATTACTTACAATCTATAGAGATACATCCTTTAGCTTTAATTAATTCAGATATAATAGTAACGAGGTTACATTAAAATATTTATTTTAGGTTGACTTACAATAATTTTTGAGGTATACTATGCAGAATATAAATTTACTTCACAAACATATTAGAATTTTACAACAACAAATAGAAGAGGTAAAAGAAACTAATAGAAAATTAAGAGAGAAGTTATCAGCGTTGGGATACAAAAAAGCTAATCAAGAATGGGTAGAAAATGACTAATAATTTTTGGGTGAAAGAACGTAAGCAAGCCTTCAATTATTTATTGAAACAATATCTCCAAGAAGGCTATGATAATAAAGAAGCAAAGTCATTAGCCAAGCAAGAGGTTGATGAAATCATGGCTGACAAAGAAAGCTTTGTAGATAATCTGTGGAAGGAGACTTATCAAGATGTCTAGATGGAGAGTAGTTCTTAAAAAGAAACCATCAAATATTACATTAGAAGAATTTCAAACCAGGAAGGAAGCAGAAGAAGAAGTAGCTTGGCGTACTCAATTGGAAAGGCATTTAAAAATTACATCTAAAAATCTTTATGAAATTCAAAAAGTTATTTAGAAAGGAGATAGAAATGAATGAGGCTAGCTGTATATCAAAAGGCCCATGTCCTAACTGTAACTCAAGTGATGCCAATGCTTTGTATGAGGATGGTCACTCATACTGTTTTAGTTGTAAGACTAGATTTGATAACAACTCAAAGGTAATACCCATGACCAATCCAAAAAGTTCTGGACTTGTAACAAGTGGTGAAGTATCTGCCATTGATGATCGACACATAGATCGTGAGACTATCAAAGCATTTAATGTAGAGGTAATAAAGTCTGGTAGTATAATAACCCACCATATATATAAATATTTTGATACTGACGGTAATCATATTGCCAATAAAGTAAGAGAGGTACAAGGTAAAAAGTTCTGGTCAGAAGGAAATGTTAGTAGCTCTTTATTGTTTGGTGAAAATATATTTTCCAATGGTGGTAAATATATCACAGTATGTGAAGGCGAGATTGATGCTATGTCGATCTGGCAAATGAATGGGAAGTACCCTACTGTCTCAATAAAGAATGGTGCAGCATCAGCCGTTGAGAACTGTAAGAAAGCTTTTGAGTATCTAAATAAATTTGATACAGTAGTTTTATGTTTTGATAATGATGATCCTGGTAGGAAAGCAGCACAGTCAGTAGCTCAACTCTTTGAACCCAATAAATGTAAGATTGTAACCCTGGAACTGAAGGATGCTAACGAGTACCTGAAGGTTAGTAAGCGAGAGCAGTTCATGAAAGAGTGGTGGAATGCCAAGCCCTATACACCTGCCGGTATCATCAATCTAGCGGACCTTGGTGCTAGTCTTTATGAAGAAGAGTATTGTGAAACCTGTCTATATCCTTGGCCTAAACTAAACGATAAGACCTATGGTATGAGAACTGGGGAGTTGGTCTGCTTTACCAGTGGTGCCGGTATGGGCAAGTCAAGTATAATCAGAGAGCTTATGCACCATATTATGAATAGTACTAAAGATAATATAGGTGTGTTATGTCTGGAGGAAAACACAAAGAATACCGCCTTTAATATTATGAGTGTGGAAGCAAATGCTAGACTTTATATCAAGGAAATAAGAAGCCAGTTCACTAGAACCCAGCTTGAAGAATGGCAGGATAAGACTGTAAACTCTGGTAGGTTCTTTGCCTTCGATCACTTTGGTTCTGCCTCTAACAATGAGATACTGGACCGTGTTAGGTACATGGCTAAAGCTCTAGACTGTAAGTGGATCTTCCTTGATCACCTGTCAATACTGGTGTCAGGAAATGAGGAATTTGGTGATGAAAGAAAATCTATAGATGTTCTAATGACAAAGTTAAGATCTCTTGTGGAAGAAACAGGGATAGCTTTGTTGCTTGTCTCTCACCTACGCAGACCATCAGGTGATAGGGGTCATGAGGATGGCAAGGAAGTAAGCCTGTCGCATCTAAGAGGATCAGCAAGCATAGCTCACCTGTCTGATAGTGTGATAGCCTTGGAAAGAAATCAACAAGCCGACGATGATACCGAAGCTAATACAACAACGATTCGCATACTAAAGAACCGTTATACTGGAGACACAGGTATAGCCTGTTACCTCTTCTACGATAAAGAGACTGGAAGAATGACTCAAATTGATAACCCTTTCACGGAGAATGAGAATGCCTGAAGTTAGAAAGAAGTTTAGTAGAGAAGAGTATGACAAAGCAGATGTGCCAGCAAAGAAACATATGATAGGATGGTTAAACAAAAACATTCCAGATCTTATCATTGAATCAGAAGAGAACTATGGCTTTGATATAAGAGGACATCTGGATACCAACTCTAGTAATCACTTTTATGAAGTAGAAGTTAAGTGGGGATGGGAAGGTGAATGGCCTCCTCACTGGAAAGAGTT